CGCATCATGCTCAGATTGCAATAAGTGTTCCAGCAATTCCTTCAAATTATAAGGCGTTCTTTAAGATGGATTTAGAAACATTATGGAATAACAATGTTTTGAGTTCAACTGATCTAGTGGAAGTACCCCAAGACGAAAATCAAAAAATGGCAGATTCAATGAATATTGTTGACGCCTATGGTGAGGATTATACATCAAGTTAAGTGAAAACCTTATAAATACTATAGAAAAACAAAGAGAAAATAAATGGCAAAAAATTTATCACTTGAAGACAAAAATTTAGGAATATTATCTCAAATGACAGTATTGAGTAATTCCTCCTATAGTGATATTGATTTATCATTCACCAAAAGAAAAAACGGTGATATTTTCAAAAAAAATGATGCAGCAGCAGTAAAACAAGCAGTAAAAAACCTTGTGCTGACAAATCACTACGAAAAACCATTTAATATGTTTTATGGTGGCAACGTAACGAGACTTTTATTTGATCTAGCAGATGACGTACATTCAGGTGAGGTAGAAACCCAAATAAAAGAAACTATTGAAAATTATGAACCAAGGGTGATAGTATTAAACATATCTGCTAAAATAAAAGGTCAATATAATAGTTGCTCAGTAACTATTACTTTTCAAGTTATTAGTACTAAAGAAACGATTATATTAGAAACAGATATTGCAAGGTTAAGATAAATGGCAACAAATATTACATCGACTCAACTAGACTTCGATCAAATCAAATCGTCTTTAAAAACCTACTTTGCAAATAGTACTGAGTTTAGCGATTATGATTTTGAAACATCAGGGTTATCCAATATACTAGATGTTCTCGCATACAACACTCACTTCAATGGTTTGATAGCAAATCTTGCCACTAACGAATCTTTTTTAAACACCGCGCAACTGAGATCATCTGTGGTATCACATGCTGAAGGACTTGGTTATAGACCAAAATCGAGAAGTGCGTCCAAATCAACAATAACTGGTTCTATAGATTTATCTGGAGTTGCTGGTAGACCATCAACAACAACATTACCTATAGGTACATCATTTTCAGCATCGAATGATACATCAAATCACACATTCATTAGTAGAGAAGCAGTAACCGCAAATGACGTAAGTGGTCTCTATACATTTGCAGATATATTGGTTCATGAAGGTACACAAAAAACAAAGACCTTTTTAGTGGATAGTTTATCATCAAATCAAACATATATTATTCCAGATGAGAATATAGACACAAGTACGCTTGATGTTAAAGTATTCAATAATCCAACAACAAACGCCTATTCTACTTACACGTTTCTAGATGATGCAATTACAGTATCAGCAATAACCGAATACTATGATGTGAAAGAAGCACCAAACGGTCATTATGAAATTAATTTTGGCGATGGAGTGTCCTTCGGCAAATCTCCACCTGTTGGTGGAAAAATATTGGTTACATACAATATAGTTTCTGGTCCAGATGCAAATGGTTCTACAACCTTTTCTGCTGTGAGTACTTTGGCGGTAAATGGCGTCACTTATAATATTAGTGTTGGAAAACAAATAGCGTCACATTCTGGAACAAATAGACAATCAATTGATCAAATTAAAAAACTGGCACCAATTCAATTTTCTTCTCAGCAGAGATTGGTAACACCATTAGATTATAAAGGTATGATACTATCAAAGTTTCCTAACGCAACGGACGCAGCAGTTTGGGGCGGTGAGCAAAATGTTCCAAAAGATTATGGAAAAGTGTATATGTCACTAAAGTTCCCAGAAGGAACAACGGATGCAGTAAAAACATCTACTTATGATCAAATAAAAACTTCATTTACTGATAATTTATCTATCATGTCTATAGACAACGTATTTGTAGAACCACAGATAACATATATCGAAACGACCACAGAATTTTATTATAATGATGGGTTAACTTCATCCACATTATCAACCTTAGAAACTTTAGTTGATAGTTATATTTCTACATACTTTTCAACTAATTTGGGCAAATTTGAAAGTAAATTTAGAAGGTCTCCACTGCTAACAGGTATTGACATTGTTGACCGTTCTATATTATCATCTAAGATGGATATCAAAATCCAGCAAAGATTTTCACCAACTTTAGGAACTAGTAAATCATATAGCATAAATTTCCCAGTTGCTATTGCTGCTTTCAACGGCACTTCACATACCATAACATCTTCGGGATTTACATATAGAGGCAGTTCTTGTATTTTTAGAAATAAATTATCATCAAATGCGATAGAAATTTTTGTTCCTTCTACTGGAACTGTACTTGAAACTGGAATAGGTTCGTATGATAATATTAACGGAATACTCATACTTAATACCTTTGCGCCAACTACTATTGTTGGTGGTTTGGCAGAAATAAAGGTCTCAGCAGTTCCACAAAACCAAGCAGTCGTTTCTCCTTTAAGAAATTATATACTTACATTAGATGGTGGCGCATCACGATCTTATGGTAATATAGAACATACAGATCAAAAGATAGTATTGTAAAATGAAAGAAAATCGAATAGATCAAACTGTAAATTCTACTCTGGTATCGGATATTCTGCCAGAACATTTTGCTGCGGATTACCCAAATCTTATAACATTTATAGAGACCTATTATAATTACATGGACTCCGATGGTCAATTCAATGATGTTATTAAGGATTTGTATGATATTAGGGACATAGGAACTACTAAACTTTCATATATCGATAATATGTTTGAAGAATTTGCCTTGGGTATGGGTCAAGAATTTTTTAATGAACCAAGGGAAGTACTAAGAAATTTTGCTAAATTCTTCAGAGTCAAAGGTTCTTTGTATTCGGCAAAAGGATTTTTCAGATCATTTTATAATGATACCACCTCTGAGATAATCTACCCTAAAAAAGATTTATTCATGGTTGGAGATAGTGCTTCAGAAATTGGACCACAATCTACAAAAGTAATTCAAGATGGTGGTGTTTATCAAGTCTTGTCGGTTCTTATTAAATCTAAAACTTCTCTTGGTGAGTATGAAGACTTCTATAGAAAATTTGTACACCCAGCAGGATTTCATCTTGCAGCAGAAATGCAGATAGATACCAATAATTCGGTCACCATAAAGTCTGAAACACCAACACCATTAGTTGATCCTGACCTAGCAATAGAAAATTCTCATCATTTTTCTATGGAACACATTCCTCTAGATTGCACTACATTAGTTCCATCTGGAAATGTCGTAATCATAGAAGCAAGTCCTTCTGGCGTTTTCAACAATTCTGCTGTTCTGGAACTTGATGATTCATCTGGGCAACTGGAATGGGGTTTATCATATGACGCATCTATTGGTAACATGTATGGTCCAACAGGATTGGATGCAAGTCTTATCACTATCGAAAGAGTAAATAGTACCCCTTTGTCAGAAATAAAATCTTCTATAGATTCTGATTACTATGGTGCTTCGCGGCATATTAGAAATTATAATCAAGATAGTTGTGATCTCAATGCATTAACTGTCAGTAATTTCTGTTTTCAATTTAATGCAGCACTTGCCCCATACGATAGTGTTGGAAATTCTATTAATTTTCCAGCACACAGATATAGAACAATTAAAGAGTTTTGTGACTGTAAACCTAATTCTAACTATATAAATACCAAGTACAGTATAGGTTCATCTCTTATAAGCGATATTAAGGGAAAGACGATACAAGAAACTAAGGACGCTTTAATCTAAAGTAGGGAATAACATGGCATCAATTGTAACTGAAGCACTCAAGCAAGAACTAATTCAACCAGTGTTGAAAAATATTACTACTGGTGTTAGTCCATCTTTTTATCTGGGACTATCCAAATCACAATCATGGGAGAATGGTTCTGATTCTGCCCCAGCACCAAGAACTGATGTTGATGAGGAAAATGATTTTCGTCGAGGATTACAAAGCGTAATCAAAATAAATTCTGCCTCTCTTGTTGTTAAGAAACAAAATTGGGTCAGTGGTGTAACGTATGCTCAGTATGATGACCGTAGGACCATGAGTCAATATGATTCCGATGGTATCCCATATTATATTATGACTGATGCTCAAGATGTTTATATGTGTTTAGTAACTGGTAGAAATGCTGCTGGTGCAACCGTCCCATCTATTGTAAAACCATCTGGACAGAATACCCATATTTTTGGAACATCTGATGGTTATAGATGGAAATTTTTATACAGTGTGTCTCCTTTAGAAGCAAACTATCATATGACTCAAGATTGGATGCCTGTACGATACATTGAAAGTGTCGATTCAAATTCAACTGGAGCGGAAAATAAACAAAATTCTGTTCAATTAAGCGCACGGCGTAGTGAAATCACATCATTTATTGTGGATAGCGGTGGTCTAGGATTTACAGA